TTTTGGGAGAACTGTAGTACTGCATGCCGTTTGCTATACACCAGTTGATGTAGTTGAAGTTGTCGACTTCGGGCCCGGTTACGAGGATGGGCGTTGAGCCTGCCGCTTCGAAGATGTCTTTGAGGGCCCCGAGGATGGGGCGGTCAGCTATTTTTGCGAGGTGCTTCTTGGGGAAGCGGTCGGATCGCTCTCGGGCCAATATTGCTGTGACTGGTTTCATGCTGCCTCCTGAAGATGGAGGTCTCCCCACCTGGATCTATCAGATGGGGGGTAACCTCCTTATAAGGTGTGTGCCACCCCGCGCCATGATTAAAGTAGTGAGGGGGGAAGGGAGAGTAAAGTAAATATCCGCAACTTGACAAAACTTAAGGTTTTGGAGATATTGGAGATGCGGAGGACACATGGCCCCACGAAAGCCCTTGCCGATCTCGCTGAGTGAGGCTGATGACGACATAGATGTACCAGAAGTCCGAAGTGATGATGCGGAGGAGCGGTTTCAGGCTATTGCCGAGAAGCTGGAGATTGCGAGCGAGCAGGCCGCGGATGCCATCCTTGAGATCATTGAGGATGAGGATCACAAGGACAGGTATAGTGCGGCTGTCATGGTGTTGAAGCAGCGGGGCATCTTCAAGGATCGTGTGGATCATGAGGAGGAGCGGGGTCCTGTTATGGCAAGTAAGGATGTGCTTGAGCTGGTGAAGGAGATTGGGAAGATGTTCGTTGAGCATCGCGATCCAGTGAAGAATGCGAAACCTGTGAAAAAGGTGGAGGTCGAGGATGTTTGAGTTTACGCACCTTCCCAAACCGGAGCAGCAAGCTTCGATCTATGGCCTTGTGAAGAATGAGGCTGAGGAGGATGAGCATGTCGAAGCTCGCGGAGAGGCTGGCGATCAGCCCTCACCCGAAAGCTCCGATGTTCTCCGGCAAGAGGACTGATCACGCGCTGACGGTTCAGCAGGTGATCAACGATCTTACCTCGGAGCATCCGCTCGGGAATCAAGAAGCTATTGATCTCGTTAGACAGCTTACGCTGGTGAACCTGTGGTTCGCTCTGAAGTATGTGGCGGGGTTCCGCGGTCCCTACAATGAGATGAACGAGGATTTGCATTTGGATATGTGCAATTTTAGGCAGAGCCCTGATGTGATGCTGCCGGGAAGCAAGGCGTTTGCAGCTATTCCGCGGGGATACTTCAAGAGCACGATTTTCAGTCATGGTGGGGATTGGTGGGAACTGCTCAGGAATCCTGATCTGAGGATTGGCATTGTGAACGCGATCCAGGACAGGGCTGTGGACTTCATGCGGATTGTTCAGAGGAACTTCGATTCGAATGAGTTGGTTGCAGAGCTGTTTCCGGAGTACATACCGGAGGCCGGGCAGGATCGGTGGAACGCGAAGCAGATGGTGCTGCCGAACAGGAGCAGGCACTTCAAGGAACCCAATATCAAGCCGATTGGTGCGACCGGGGCTGTTGAGGGTGACCACTTTGATTTGGCGAATATCGATGACCTTGTAGGTATGGAGGATCTGAACTCGGAGTTCATGATCAATGCGAGCATGCTGCAGCGGGTGAAGTGGTTCAAGGTCGCGAAGACTGCGCTCCTCATCGATGAGAACTCAAGGGTTATGATGGTAGCGACGCGGTATGCGATGGACGATCCGTACCAGATTGCGATGGACAATGCGAAGGTTTTCCATGGGTATAAGAACCCGGATTTCAAGGTGAACGAGAGCAATCCTGAGTGGTCGATCTACTACCGGATGTGCATTGAGAACGGGAAGGCGATCCTGCCGAACGTCATGAGTAAGGAGCGGTACATGCGTATGATCAATGATGATCCGTGGACCGCGATCACGCAGTACATGAATGATCCTCAAAAGACGGGTCTGGCTGAGTTCTACAAGTTTGAGACAGGTCGGTGTGAGCTTCATTGGAACCCGCGGGATGAGGAGTGGTACATCAAGCAGATTACGGACTCCAACTGGGATGATGAAGGGAAGGTTGTGAGGCTGGGATCGTGCGATGTGGTGATGAGTCTGGACCCCGCATTTACAGATAAGGGGGTGAGCGCGAAGACCAGTAGGACCAGCTTGGGTATTTGGGCCATGGACCGCAATGAGAACAGGTATCGGATATGGAGTAGAGTTGGGTACTTCGATGTGAGGGATACGTACCAGCACATTGTGGACGGTTTCAAGCAGTTTCAGGGATATATACGGAAGCTGGTGTTGGAGACCAATGGAGCACAGAAGGCGTTGCCGGGTGCCATTTGGGACTTTGGGGCGGCTCAGGGAGTGTTCATTCCTGTTGATGGGCAGCCTATGACGGGAGATAAGGATGCACGGATCAGGTCTGCGTTGAGTCTGCCGCTCGCTCGGGGTAAGGTGTGGGTAACGGAGGAAGCTGGGCTTGAGTTCATTGAGGAGCAGAAGAGCTTCCCAATGAGTGAGTACAGGAAGGATGTGCTGGATGAGACGGAGAAGGCGTTTTCCAATCTCATGATACCCAGCTCTGAAGAGGAGAACGCCGAGATGGACTTTGAAAGGGATGCTGAAGAATGGGATCGCCTTGAAAGTTCCTTTGGATATTAGGGGGCACTATGGCAAAGGCACGAGATTTTGATGACATGTTGGCTGAGGAAGATCGAGACCTCGATTATGTTGAGGTTGAGTTCGACGAGGATGAGGAGCTGGAGGGGACGGCATACGACAACTATGTTGATCCGGAGCTTCCGTTTGATCCTGAGAAGGACAAGGAGAAGATCGATGAGATCATGAGCTGGTTGACGACTGAGTTTGAGAAGACGCAGAGTCAGCGGGCTCGCAAGTATGAGTCGCTGAGGCGGTACAGAAGGGCACGGGCTGGCGAGAAGAGCATGGAGAGCAAGGAGTACCCGTACCCCAATTCCAGCAATGTGAGTGTTCCCATGAGCCTGATTATGGCACAGGGAACGTTTGGGGCTCTCAAGGGGACGTTCAGTCAGAAGATCCCATTCTGGTCGATCAAGAGTCAGGCCAAGGATGAGGAGATGCACAAGAGGGCTACGGTCCTTGAGAAGTACTATCGGATCATCTCTGAGAGCCAGTTCGATCTGGACCTCAGGAAGAAGAACCGAACGATCCTGTACGAGGGTGGATCACTGGGCACCTGCATGGTGAAGGTGAGCTGGCTCGACAAAGACTGGTTCTTCAAGAGGGTTGAAAATGGTGCAAAGAGAGAGGTCACCTCGTTCCTCCATTCAGGACCTGCCGTCATTCCGCTGCCCTACGAGCACGCTATATATCCTGAGGGTCAAGAGTCCATTCAAGATCTTCCCTGGTTCGCGCAGAAGATCCCTCTACAGAAACATGAGATCGAGGCGAGGAAAACGCAGGGTGTCTACGATAATCTGGATAAAGTACTGGCCAACCCCAGAACAGAGCCCACGGACGAAGAGCGTGATCGAGCTGCGTCTGGAGACAAGGATTTTGACCAGACTGAAAAGTACGATCTGTACGAGTTTTACTTCTACTATGACTCGGATGGGGATGGGAAACCTTCAGATATCATTTTCACGATACACATGGACTCCCATACGCTTGTCAAGCAGCAGTACAACAACCTCGGGTGGAGACCGTTCATCCCGTTCAACTACTTCCATGTCCCGTATTCGGTTGAAGGCCGCGGCACTTGCCAAACGGTAGATACGCTTCAGGAAGAGGTTGATGGTGTGCACAATGTGCGGAACGACAACATGAAGCTGGCGAACATGCGGATGCTGGCGGTGAAGCGCACGGGCAAGATGAACACGAAGGAACGGATGCGGCCCGGAAAGATCTGGTGGCTTGAGAATCCGAAGAACGACATCAATGTGGTTCAGTTGGGTGAGGTGTACCCGAGCAGTGTTCAGGAAGAGAACATGCTGTGGAGTTACGCGGAGAAGGCATGCGCGATGCCCTCAATCAAGATGGGGTTTGCCGATCAGACCCTGAAGTCGAGGGACACGTGGCATGGAATGCAAACACGGCTCGGTCAGAATGATGGACTTTTCGAGTCTATCAAAGAGGGGCTTGAGGAAGCGTATGCCAATATGGGCATGCTCCTGTTCTTCATTCTGGTCGATCACAGAGAGGAGGTCATTGCGAAAGAAAGGTCGATTGGGAGGCTCACTGAGGATGAGGTGAATCTGCTTGAGGACATACTGTCGATGCGGATCGACGATGTGCCACAGAAGCTCGCATTCAACATCAATACGAGTGATCTGCAGGACACGTGGGCCGCGAAGCAGCAGAACCTTGTGATGCTTGCCAACATCTCGAACATGACACAGCAGCAGCTCATGCCGCTTGCGCAGATTCTGCTTGGTCCACAGGGACAGCAGATGATGCAGCAGAGCCCGAGGCTGTTCCAGTACATGAACGATACGTTCGTGAACAACTGGAAGACGCTTGAGAAGGTGTACGAGTTCGCGGGGTTCCAGGACACCGAGAACTACATACCGACGCTTGATCGGGAGAAGCAGTTGCAGAAGATGCTGCGTGACATGCAGAAGAACATGATGAGGGCACAAGGTGCCATCAGCGACATACCTGAGGAGGATAACAATGTCGGATTTGCAGATGGATCAGCAGGAGGTGGATCTCCCTCTGGAGGCGGACTACAGCAATATGGATCGGCTGTCGCCGGAGGAGGAGGATCGGGAGTTGGCAATGTTGGAGGCGGCGCTTCAGGAGCAACGGGCCCGAGTGGATTCGGCTCGGGAACTGGTTGATTCCACCCAATGGGAATGGCTCTACGGAGAGCTTCAGGAAGCGGTCGTCAAGTTTGAGCAGGAGCTGGCCATTGAGACAGTTCCTCTCAAGATCTATAGGGCGCAGGGAGCTGCAATGGCTCTTCGTGCGGTCGTGAACTCAGTACTCAAAACAGCGGATGGCCTTGTTGACGAGAAGTCGGGGCTGACGCTGAGAGAAATGGAGGAACGCTATGAGCGAGAAGTGGGAAGATCTTAGTACGGTTGCAGACAAAATGCACCTGCAGTGGTTCGCAGATGATGAGCCGCCGATGGACTTCGTCGATGTAGGTGGGGACGACGATGATGATGAACCCGAGATCGTTGTGCTGGCTGATGGTCAGGAGCCACCCCCCGATGAGCCCGCACCCGATCCCGAGAAAGAGGCGCTTCAGCAGCAGCTTGCAGATCTGCAGAGTCGGGTCAACAACAACAATGAGTTGGGCACCATCATCGGGCAGCAGATCGCGAATGCTGTGGGCAACCGTGGTGAGCAGCAGGATCAACCTGTGCAGCAGCCGGGTGAGACCGATGAGGAGTTTGCGAAGCGGTTTGAAGAGGAAGTGTTCAAGCCGGGGAAGGCTCTCTCGCTCATACAGGAAGCGGTGTTCAGGACGGCGGCTCGACCCTTCAACCAGTTGGTGGGGATTACGACTGAGCAGTCGAAACAACTGTTGAAGCTTGATCCGGTTGAGGGACCTGTGTTCACGCAGTATGAGAAGGAGATCGAGTCGATGAAGCGCAAGCTTCCCATCGCAGAGCAGAACGATCCCAAGGTGTATCAGAAGCTTCTGGGGCAGGTGAAGGCTGTGCATCCCGAGGCGAATCAGGCTCAGTTCAATCAGGCGGTTGAGCAGAAGGTGCAGGAGACACTCAGGTCTCTTGGGATTGATCCAAGTGCGCCAAAGCCGAAGAGCAAGCCCACCTTTACTGAGAGTGGTGGGGCACGGGGTGGCGGGGGTACTGCGCCTCCGGGAAAACGCCGTGTATATGTGAAGGAATCGGACCGTCGCGAGGCCATGAGGCTCGGGATTGACATCAGAACGTACATGGAAGACACCTACGGGAGGTAGTGAATGAGCGCAGCGAAGAGAAACGAAGTGGTCGATGAGACCCCGATTGTAGAGGGAAGTAGCCAGGATGTTGGTGACGAGCTGGAGAAAAATACCATTCCGGCCCAAAAGCACTTCATAACGCTCCAAGATAACATCAGTGATGTGGTATCTTGGGATCAGGCCGGGGATACACTGGTGTTTGAGCATCAGCAATTCCTTGAGCTACCTGAAGATATTGTGAGGGGTCTGGCCTACGAGAACCGGAACAATTACTTCATGGCTCGGGGAATGAAACTGGCAGCGGAGTCGGCCCCTCACCTCAAGAAGAGGAAGCGGCTGATTGACCCGTTTAGTAACATCGTCTTGAGACGGGTGAAGGACATCAAGCGACGTTACCGAGACGAGCATGGACAGGAATGGCATCAGGCGTGGATCGATCCGAAAAACGTGGATGCCATGAAGGGCTTGGGGTACCGAGTCGTGAAGAATGACAATGGCGAGTCCAAGGTCATCAAGAACGGCGATACCGACGAGCTGGTGTGCATGGAAGTCCGGTGGCAGATGTACGATGATCACATCCATGCGATGAGTGAGAAGAGCCAAGAGGCCTACACTCAGAACATCAAGGAGACCGAAGACCGGGTCAGAAGACAATACGGTTTGACCATGCTGGATGAAACCGATCCAAACCAGAAGGAATACCTTGACTGGTTGGAAGGTAAGATGCAGCAGGTTAGACGCTGATTTGGAGGTACTACATGGCAGTACAGTCAAACAGAGGCTACGGCTTTTGGTGGGTTCGGAATGAGGACGGAAGTCCGAATTGCCCCACTGGTGAGCTGGAACTCGACTCCAATGTAGGCTGCTATGCGGGTGACGCTCTCATGCGCGGTGCCGATGGGTACGGAGATCTGTGGACCTCTGGCAACTCGATCTATGGCTTCGCGATGGAGACCATCACGGCTGATGCAAATGCTGAGCAGAAAGTGCTCGTTGCACTGGCGACGCCGCAGGCAATCTTCACGGGGTACACGGACGGGGCAGGCGCGGCCACCATTGTTGGTGACGCACTTGGCATCAACCAGACCTCAGGACAGATGAACATTGACCAGGACGTGAGCACGAACGCGGTGTTCATTTACGACCTGGACGAGAGCGTTTCCAGTACCTACGGTACGAACGCCCAGTTCCTTGTCAAGGTCATTGACTCTCAGCTCTACAAGGGCCGAGCATAGGTGAGGGGGTAGAACATGGCAGGATGGAATGGAATCCATAATTCAGGTCTCTTCCCCAATCATCTGGATAGAGACTTCGACAAGTCGTTTTTTGACGAGTACAAGAGATCGACCAATGAGATGGACATGATCTCTCCGGTCTATCAGACCGCGACCTCTTCGTACATTCAGGAGATGGACACGATTGGCCTCCGCGCTGTACAGCAGATGTACGAGGGCCAGCCCATGCCGTTTGAGCGTGTGAACGAGGGTTACACCAAGCAGATCACGTTCGACATCTTTGGACTTGCAATGCAGTTCACTGAGGTGTCATGGGAAGACGACCAGTACGGTGACCTGAAGAAGGCACCCGCAGAGCTTGGAAAGGCGATGACCCTGACCAAGGATCTGAAGTTCTGGGACCTCCTGAACTCTGGCTTCGTGACGACCACTCGGACTGGTTGGGACTCGCTGGCGCTGTTTGACGACTCGCACCCTCTGCAGGGAGCGGGACTCAGTGGTACCACCATCGACAACGATGGTACTGGTGCTCTGTCGATGTCAACGCTGCAGACGGCCCTCAATCACTTTGAGGACATGGTCAACGATCAGAACGTACCGACTCCGATGAAGGGCAAGAAACTGCTCGTCATCCCGAGTGGGCTGGTCTGGAAGGCGAAGGAGCTTATGCTCTCCGAGTACAACCCGGAGAACGCGAACAACGCGATCAACCCGCTTCAGGGTGAGAACCTGCAGTACGTCGTCAGTCACTATCTGACGTCGAGCACCGCATGGTTCCTCGTCTGTCCGGGAATGCACGATCTGCGCTGGATCTGGCGTTCGAAGGTTCGCACGGGAACCTACACTGACTTCTCTACGGGGAACGTCATGTACAAGGTTCGGGCTCGCTGGCAGACTGACTTCATTCGCTGGAGAGGCGTCTACGGCAATACGGGGGTATAACCATGGCAACAGTAACCGCATTTCCGAATGGGATCGGTACTTACACTGGTGTTGCAAAGGGTGGGGCCGCAGGAGCCCATACCCTCGTGGTTGGCGGTGGAGTGACCGCCGCTGTGGGTGACCTGATTCAGTCTGCAATCCAGATTGAGTTCGGCACCAACGGTGCGATCTCCACCATCGTGGATCTGACGAGTGAGTTTACCTCACCGATCACCACGGCCTCCACGGCATCGAATACTGGTGGGACCGACACAACGAACGCCCTACTCTTGTTCCAGATTGTGGACGTGAGCGCAGGCGTGTAGCCGAAATGGGGGCTTCGGCCCCCTTTTTTGTAGGAGCCCCTATGCGCGGTGATCTCGATCCTATTTCCATTTCGAGGGGGGACGTCCCCAATCTCAGTTCAGTCCACAAGTTTGGTTACAACGCAGCAGTGAGTACCTCGGGACCGGAGGTAGTTGATGGACGATAGAGCACTACCAACAACGACCAAGTCCTACTCAGTTGTTACTACTGGGGCGGGTCTCACTATAACGACGGGGTCGAACCTGTCGGAAACCTCTGGTACAATAGTCACGTGGGTAGCGTCCCACGGGGATACACCGGGGGTCTTTACCGGGAAACGAGAAGCCTGCTGGGTCTGCGGACTGGAGTACACAGTCGGGGAGATCCGGTACTGGCGAGGCAAAGCATACGGGGTTCCGTGTGGTTGCTATACGGATATCAGTCGCGAGATCAAGCGCGAACGGGGCACTCGGGTGTACCCGACCAAGGAAGAGGAAGTCGGCAACCCATTCCAGGTTGACGGTCCCTCGTAAGGGAGAACACCATGGCAATTACAGGAACCAATGACACGGTAACGTGGCTCACCTCAGCAGCCGACACCATCTCGGGTGACCTCTACATTGAGAAGGTTGTGTGGTCCGGTATCGGAACTGGAGGCGACGATCTGAAGCTGATGGACGCCTCATCGAATGAGCAGATCTTCCTCGGGAAGGCTGGTCAGTACGATACGATTGAGCTGACCTTCGATGGTCCTCGTGGCCGACACTTCAACGGTGTCAAGGTGACAACGATTGACTCGGGTCAGGTAGGCATCTACAAGAAATAGGGGGCCACCATGACTGTAGAAGAGATGGTAGTAGAGGTCTGGGAGATGCTCGGAAAGCCCTCTGACCTCACACCGTATTCAAATCCTCCAACCAACTCTACTTTCGAAATCACCTCCGATGGTGCTGTGCGCATTCTTGGTTGGATCAACCGCGGGTATCGGGCGGTCCTCAACTGGAAACTTCCTGATGGCACCCACATCGACTTCCCATCGAAACGGGCAGTAGCCTTCTTCACCATCGATGTTCCCACCGGGACTGCAACAACCGCTTCCTCCTACACGATCACCCTTGATGAAGCGGCACTCGCAACCTCAGACGACTACTTCAACGGTTGGATCATCAAAATCACCTCAGGTACTGGGTCGGGGCAGGTCCGCCTGATCACCGACTTCGATACAGTAACGCAGCTTGCAACCGTATCGAAAACGTGGGATACCACCCCAGACAACACTTCGGTCTACGAGATCTACCAGCCCTTCGTGGAGATCCTCGCTACGGGCCACGCCCGCGCCGCCGAAGCAATCGTGATCGATCCGGTGAACACCTTCATCGCGCCCGAGATGCTCCACGATGTGACGAACATGCGCTCCCTTCCAAAGGGCTCAAATACATGGTCGAACATCCAGAATCGACTCGCCTATGGGCAGCCCTCTCAGTACTTCTGGGATCAGTCTCGCCTCTGGTTTGACCGGGCAGTTGACGAGCAGATCACCTACGAGATCGAGTACATCAGGCAGCCGACCGACCTCACCCTCTCGACTGATGAGCCTGAAATCCCCGAGCCATGGCACACTCCCATAGTGTACTGGGCTCTCCATGAGGGCCTGCGTCGAGCACAAGAGAGCGGGGAGGCCTGGGCTGTAAAGAAGGACTTCAACGACTTTGTGGCATCTCTCATCCAGCCACGTGAACAGGCGTGGGACAAAGAAGAGTCCACTCTGGAGGTGTACTAATGGCAACCATATCTGACACTTGGAACAGTGCCTTTGAGGCGACTCCAGCGGGCTCCGACCAATTCCTCGTCGTTGACAACCGCATCCGCGAAGTGAAGCGGGCAATGCGCGAGCGAATCACCCGAGAGCACATCTGGGGCATCACCGAAACGAACACCTCCCATGGCCGCCACAGGAGCGGATCTGCCCGTGTCTACTACGGCGGCTCTACCCCTACAACTCGACCTGACGGAGATCTCCTCGACACGAGTGATGCGGGTCGCGTGTACTGGCCCTCCGATGGGAACCTCCTTGTGTATACGGGGAGTGCCTTCACCTCGCTTGCATCCCTCTCGGTGGGTGGTACCATCACGGGAGACAGTCTCACCATAACGAGCAACGTCGTCATCGGTGATGGCTACAACATTGGCTGTGTGTCCGACACGGACCTCCTTGATCTCGCTTCCGGCGTCCTCACGGTAGCTGGAAAAGTCGTAGCAACTTCCCTCCAAGTTGGGGGTGGATCTGTGATCACGGCAATAACGGTGGCATAAATGGGCGCAAACGGAACACTTACCATAGCAGGAGCCTCGAACACCTGCACAACCTACTCCAGTACAGGTGATATCCCCATCACAGCTGGTGTGTCTACCCGGCTTAACTTCAAGAAGTCCACCACAAATTACTATGTGGCAGCCTCCTCAAACACCTCCCACTCAATGGCCTCGGGCATTGAAGTCACCATTGGCGGTACAACCTACGCTCTTCTTCGTGTTGGGGCCCAGACCTCACAGGCGTTCTCGGGCGACTTTGCATTCCCAGCCGGGGCTGGAGCTGATTACCGCACCTATAGCGCAACCATTGTCGGCGGGGGAGGTGGAGGTGGTGAAGGCGGCGACGGCGGAGACGGTGGTTCCAACTCCTCGAACAACCAAGCAGGCGGAGGTGGCGGCGGCGGTGGCGGAGGCGAAGCTGGGGGTAATGGAGCGCAAGCATCCGTATCCGGTAAATCGACTACCTACGCCTATCTGAACTTCGTAGCTGGGGCCGGAGGGGGTGGTGGTAACCCAGGTGATGGATCTGATGGTGGAGCATCCTACCTCTATGAGGCTTCAACCGCAGCAGGAACAAATCTTTTGGCCCTCAGCGCAGCGGGCGGTGGCGGTGGTGACGATGGCTCCAACGGCTCCAATGGTTCCTCATCTGGTAGCGGTGGTAACGGTGGTAGTGGAGGCTCTTCTACCTCTGGAGGAACTAACGGCTCTAATGGCTCTGATGGTCAGGATGGCGAGTACGACTCAACCCCCTTCATAGCAGATGGTGGTAGTGGTGGATCAGGCGGTAGTCCCGGAACAAACATCGGAGGTACTGGTGGTTCGGGTGGCCGTGGCGGATCTGGCGGTGATGGCGCAGATGCTGGTTCATTCACCTCAGGCGGCTCGGGATCTTCGGGCAATAGTGGATCTGACGGCGCGGCTGGAACCTGTAGCGGTACAGCCTACTACTGGCTTGCATCATAAGGAGAACTGATGGCGAAAGCTCTACGATACCCAACCAGACCACTCGCCTCAGACATACAGGGAGAGGAGCCCGGCAAGTTCCCCTTCGACGCCTTCGAGATGGACTATTCAACAGATCCCCCTACTATCAACCTCCGCTCCACTTGGCAACTCAATGTTACAAACCCCATTACAGGAATCTACGGGTGGGACACTGGACGCCAGATCACCTTGACCGGGGATGTTTCCGGCGTGAACACCCCACTCCTTGATGGAACAACTAACGTCACCATAGCAACTACAGTAGCCAATGACTCTCATACGCACGATACGCGTTACTACACCGAAACCGAACTTAATGCTGGTCAACTGGATACGCGTTACTACACCGAAACCGAACTTGCTTCTACGAGCCTCGGTGAGGGAGCCTCCCTCATTGGCATACATGATTCAGCGGCCAACTACAGTGCTACTACAGTAGAGGGGGCTCTCCAAGAAGCAGTGGACTATACCTTCACAACTCGTGATGAAATGGCTGCGCAGCTTGGGTACGATACATACTCAAATATGGTTCTTGAAGTCGCCTCCAATGGGTCAATCATCACCTCGGGCGGATATCTTCGGGCAAACCTCATCGAGGCAGATGCGATTGTATCTGATATGATCGCAGCCGGAGCAATTGGCACCGAGCAGCTTGACGCAGGATCTGTCACCGCAGAAAAGATTGTTGCCGGGGCCCTTGCTTTCCCGACCCGTGGCCTTGTGTCCCACTACTCCCTCGACGACACGAGCGAGTCAACGACAGTTATCGATACCTCGGGTAACGGTAACCACGGCACCAAGAGTGGCTTTGGTCCGGCAACTCACTTCAAGTTTGATGGTGACCTCACGGACGAGCAGGGGAATAGCACCGCAAGCGTTGTCACGGGAACGGCAGCCTACGCTACAGGAAAGACGGGGCAAGCTGTTTCCGGTGCGCGGATAGACTACACGAATCCACAATCAGGTTCGGCTGGCACTGTTGCGTTCTGGGTCAAGCTGACGGCTGGCGGTGATGCTGATAGCCTTCTGAACACGGCAAACGGCACGTCTGATAACATATTCATCAGAACTGATGACGTACTGTCTGGTTCTGCGGTCAACTACGACTTCTTTATCCGGGACCAAACGGCGGGGGCGTACTATCAGACCGCACAGCCGACGGGCTCTGATATCAAGCTCAACGAATGGCAACACCTCGCGATGACATGGGACGATGGCACAGTCGAGTGTTACGTTGACGGCGTAAACGTCGCTACCCTGAACGCGACCACGGGTGGCTGGGCACCAACTGGAAATCAGGGAATCATAAATCTTAATTACGCTGACACCGGGGCGTCTATTGACGACTTCCGCGAGTACGACTACGCCCTATCCTCTGACGAGGTATCAGCACTCTACACCCGACCATCTGCTCCCGCTGAGGCGGTAGACGGAGTAGCGGGGAGGGCGTTGCAGTTTAATGGGGCGGACCAGTATGTGAGTCTCCCGAGTGGGGCGTATTCGGTGGTGGACGGTTCCGCAGCGTTCAGTATTTCAACGTGGGTTAAACTGGATACGCTGACCCCAGCCGAAGCGGTGGGCCGAGTGTTTGAGATAGAAAGTACAAATCTCGCCGTCCGCGTATTCTATGCAGACTCCATCACCGAATGGGCTTTTTCTATGAATGATATCGCCGCTGGCGGTAGCAATTCGCAGATTGTAACTACAGGTGATTCCGCAACAACCGATTGGCAGCACATTGTCGCGACATTCTCGGGGTCTACTATGTCGCTGTATCTCGATGGTTCATTGGTGAATACGACGACCTATAACCGGACTACATCAACGCCAACAAGCGGGTTGATTGGGGCGGATAATACAGGTGGTGGCTCTGCCTTCGACGGCCTCATCGACGAGGTACGCATATACAACCGCGCCCTCACTGCGACCGAGGTAAAGCTACTCTATCAGTTCCCCGGTGGGGTGGGGGCCGGGGTGGTTAATGGTGAGTGGCTCGACGACTTCTCTATCATTACTGACAAACTCGCGGCAGGAGCGATCACTGCTGGGAAGATCGATGTCAGTTCGCTTTCTGCTATTACCGCCAATTTGGGAACAATAACAGCCGGAACTATGCAGTCAGACGATTGGGGCGCATCTGCCGGGATGGAGATCGACCTTGATAATGGTCGCATACGGATGGGTGGATCAAGTTCTCCTGCCGTTGACCTGGATGCTGGGTTATCTAACTATGAGCTTAATGGGACTGTTTCTTCAACATCAGGAAATTACAACGTCACCGTCGAAGACGGATCTGTCCTACTCAATTATGGCGGGGCAGTTCACGGCGAGATTACCCCAGACACTGTTGGGTCTAATACCGGGGTCTGGATCGCGGGGAAGGGCGGCTATGGGACATCAGGGGCTACTCTTTCACTGTTGAACAATGGTTCATCTGATTTCGCAGAGCTGCGCGGACCAGCAGCAAGCCTAACAATGAACAGCACAAGAGCTGACTTTGTGGGTGCAGTACGAACATCATCCACCTTGCAAGCGTTAGGTGTTCTCTATGCGAATAGTAACCTCGATGTTACTGGCTACATTCTTCCGCGGTCTGGGGTGAATGGATCGCAGGCTCTTTCTGGCACCGCCTACACCCCAAGCCGAGGCGTCTACAATATGTACCTGTTGGATCAGGCAACAAACGTCCCATCGTACACCATGACCGACGCTGGGAGAACAATAATGACCAACAAGGCGCTTAATGGGACTAACACGACGGATGGGTATCTCGGAATGGTATTTGTGAACGGAACAAGTTTTACCGTTACAGAAACAGCCGGAACTGGAATTCTCTACTATAGGAGATTTTGACATGGCATTACAAACAAAAGAGGACACACCACAAAGTGTACTCGACAAAATCAAGCTGCCCGGTGGGGCACGAAACGAGTACACGATGATCGGTCGTGTAGACATCGACTTCACGGCCAAGAACTACACCGCACTCATACTCAACTATGCAAGCGAAGCGGCGCGTCAAGAAGACATTCAGAACGGGCACCCATACTTCATTGGGGGGCCGCTCACGGATGCGGACCTGGAAGAGATGAAAAGGAAGGATATTCGAGATGTGCTCTACCCAAACATCGAGCGCCTCATACCCGCGCACGCCAATGGAACGCCAGGTGGGCGGATCGGCTGATTTGCCCGGTAGCCTATAGGAGGTAGCGCGACATGACGAGGTTTGAGATTGCCAATGTACAGGGAGCCTATGAGTGGAGGGACCGAACCCTGATCATCTGGATTGAGGGGAGCCAGTCCCCACGCGAGTT